ACAAGTCAGCGAACATTTCAGCACTTACTGCAAGGTAGCGACCTGCTTTAGGGATATTATCTTTATCCATCATTTTACGGACACTGATAATATCAGCCTTAGTTGCTTTTTTGCGATTGCCAGTTGCTGCTAAAGCAGATGCAGGACGAGCTGCGCCCGTTGTACGCACAATTTTACCTGAAGCTGGCGCCCACTTAAACAACACCCCCTCAGTTAAAGCAGTTTCAAGTACGCCCGTATGGTCACGGATAACACTTGGTGTTTTACCGGCTGCAACCATTTTTTCCGTCCAATTGATATGAGTCGCATCGGTTGAATATTCATCAATATCATATTCAAGAATAGTATCAACACGCTTTGCTACCGGAATAGGGTATGTTGTACGATTCTTTTGCACTGATGGCGTACCCCCTGCTTGTGTAAGCTGTACCTTTTTACCGTAAATAAACTCTTGGTCATCAATGGCCAAACGAATAATTGAGTTATCCGGGAAAATGGTTTCTGCAATGTCGTTTGCTAAAAATATCTTTGCAACATCGTAAGTCATCGCTATATTTTTATTTTTAAAATTTTATTAAAATAATTTTCACCTATTTACTTCAAGTAATGAACCTTACAGCACTACATTGCCTACTCTTACCATCGAATTAACAAGCGCCATAAAACGCTCATTATCGTTTTTTTCGAGTGCTAACAAACCATTCGGGTCATTTTTGCGCCAGTCTTGAATAGTCCAGTTTTCACGGCCATCCTCAATTTTGGTTTTCTTACCCTCACTTTTCAGCATGTCCGCCAATGAAAGCGTATTTGTAGGCTGCTCTGTTTTTGGAGCTTCCGCAGCTTTCACATCCGGCAAAGCCTCCCAACTCAATTTTGCAAAATCAGGGTTTTGCTCTACCATGCCACGCATAGTTGCAAGGTTGGTATCGTTGACGATGCCTTTTTGGCGACCGAGTGCCAACACGGCCTCAACCTGTGTAGCTTTGATAGCCTTAATTTTATCATTCACCTGAGCTTCAGTAGCATCGGCAGGTAAGCCCAATGTGAGGGCGATGGTTTTTAATTCCATATCTGAACTTTTTTTTGATTCGTTATTTGAAAGCAAGGGTAATACACTGAGGGGGTCTTGATTCGCTGAAAGCGTCAAGCGTACAGCGTCAGCATCGCCGGGAATATCCACAATCGAAATTTCAAGCAACTCCGATTTTGTAACCGTTGGTCGTGTCTGGCCTTGTAGCAAGTAAGCCGGGTCTTCGCTCCACTCAATGAAATTGAAACCCATCGAACAGGCGTTTAAAAATCCCTTTTCCCATTTACGCGCTACTTCGGCTGCAAACTCATCTTCGATGTCAAAAACAGGGTCAGCCAATAACTGGCCATTGTCAATCCGTAAGTTTTCCCAACGGCCAATGGGCAAGTTCAATCTTTCGCGGTCTTGGCCTTTGTACTGTAATGAGTACTTATCGTCACGACCATGATAAAACAACATGATCGGATTTGACTTGAAAGAATCAAGCATAATCCCATCAACCAAAATCCTGTATCCATTCCGGTTAAGGCCACCGGAACAAACAACTACGCTTTTATTTTTTTCATCAGCCATTTAACTTTTTGTTTAAAAAATTTTGCTTTGTCAATTATTATAACACAAATTTGCAGCAAGATTTTTTACTCTCCAAACCGTCTTTTTCATTTCTATATTATTGATTATCATTTTAATACACATTTGCATTATTTTGAAATAATGCAAAAATTACCTTTATTTTTCCGCTTAATTTTGTTTTAAAATAGAATGAAGTTCTATTTTAAAACAAAAAATACTATTGGATGGGCAGACGAAAAATACATGAATCGGTAAGGGAAGATGCCAAAGAACTCTACTTGCAAGGGTGGACGCAACAGGACATTGCGCGGTTTTTGGGTACAACCGAAAAGACGATTACGGGTTGGAAACAAGAGGAAAATTGGGAAGGCTTAAAATTGAGCGTCAAAAGCATCAATGAAAACAGCTACTATATATTGGCCCGTTTGGTGCAGCTTCAAAAAGACAATGTTGACAAACTGATAAAAGGCGAAATCAAAACAATGGATGCTGACCTCGACGCATCTATACGCACCTATCGCGCTTTGGTGCAAAAGCAAGAGATACGCTTTGCTCAAGCGAGTAACATAATCAAGAAATTCATGGAGTATGTCATGAACCAAGATTTGCAACTGGCCAAAAACGTCAAGCCTATTGCCAACGAATATATCCTTGAACTTCAAAAATTACTATCACAGCAATGAGTTGGAACAATTCATATAGTCAACGGGCTACCGACCAACGCGCTTATAATGAGTGGTTAGACTTATGCAAACGCATAGAGGACACCACGGCTTTAGGCACAAATGAATCGGATGAACAAAAGGAAGCTCGCAAAGACAAGCTCAAAAGTGACTTTTCAGCTTTTTGCAAATACTACTTTCCTGACTTCATTGATAGCGACTTTGGATGGTTTCATAAGAAAGCTGCTAAAGAAATACAGGAAAATAAAGACCTCACTATTGTACTCGAATGGGCAAGGGAACACGCCAAGTCTATTTTTGCCGATGTGTTTGTACCGTTGTGGCTTTATGCCAAAGGCGAAGTTTCGGGCATGGTCGTAGTGTCAAACACCTACGACAAGGCTAAAACCTTGTTGGGCGACATACAAGCGCAATTCGTTGCAAACCTGCGTTTCATCAACGATTATGGCGAATTGGCAAAAATGGGCGATTGGCAAGAGGGCAATTTTACCACTACTGAGGGGGCAGGTTTTTGGGCTTTTGGTAGGGGTCAAAGTCCGAGGGGCATCCGTAAAGGAGCGAAGCGCCCAAACTATTGTGTGATTGATGACATTGACGACGATGAGATTGTACACAATGAAGTACGAGTTGATAAGGCTTTGGATTGGGTTTTAAAATCACTATATCCGGCGTTGCCTTTGCACGGCAAGCGTGTGGTGTGGGCAGGTAATCGCATTCATCGAAAATCCATCCTTGCCAAATACGTAGGCGACTACGAACCGGGAGCGCCCAAACGCGAAGGCATACACCATATTAAAGTATATGCCGTCGAAAACCCAAAGACACACGGCAAGGCTGATTTTATCAATGGCCGTCCGGCATGGAAAGAACGCTACACGCTTGAACAACTCAAAAAACGAGCGTCGGAAATTGGCACACTTAATTTCAATGCTGAGTATCAGCATGAGCATTTGGTTAAAGGGCGCAACTTTAAACCGGAGTGGCGACATTGGTATAAGACACCCCCCCTCAGTCATTTTGATTATTTTATTGTTTATGGTGACTCATCATTAGGCAGCGCTAAAACGAGTGACTTTAAAAGTGTCACCTTTTTAGGGTTACTCAATCCAAGGTATAAGCACCCTTACACCTTTCATGTATTAGATGTGTTTTGCAGACAAACCACTAACAATGAGCTTGTACGCTATTATTTTGATTTGTATAAAACATATGAGGGAACGCCTCAATATATGATTGAAGCGAATAAGCTTCAAAAACATGCTGCTTGGAAGTTGCTCAAACAAGACTTTGAAGCTGAAGAACAAAAGCGCGGTTTCATCTTCCCGATTCGCCCGGATGAACGCGATAAGGTTAAAAAGGAAGTTCGTATTGAAAGCCTTATTGCTGTTTTTGAACGTGGCTTGGTATCATGGGCAGCCGAAAAGCGAGGCAGCCATGATTTTGAGACGGCATGGGAACAATTCCTCGCTTACCCGGAAGGGCATGACGATGCGCCCGACTCATTCGAGGGCGCTTATTATTATGCCAACCGGAAAATAAGCAAAGGCAATTTTAAACCCCGTCGAGGTTCATACAAAAATGACAGCGATAGAGCGTGGTAAAAAAAATATAAACTGTACACTATAAACTATACACTATATTATGGTACACGAAAGTTTAAAAAAAGTAAAACGCGTCATTATATCCATTGGCCATGACAAAACACGTGTTGGGGCCATGAACAAACGCGGTGAAAAAGAAAACACCTTAGCTACCGACATTGCTGTGAAGGTCGCTCAATACCTACGGGCTAATGGTTTGGTCGTGTGGCTCATGCCAGACTATACGCTTGCTGATACTATCAAGTATCTGAACATTCAAGGCAATGCCTACACGGACATGGCGCTTGAAATACATAAGGACAGCAGCGATAAATACAATGAGGCCAATATGCGTCGCCGTTGTGGTTTGTACTTCGCTGCTGAAAATGCCGGAGCAAAAACCATTGCCTCAGCGATGGTCAACACCATGATTAAGGAGGGCGCTCATGTTACAAGCTGGGTAAGGCCGGACACAGACAGTAATCACGGACGCCTTGGATTTTGTGCCAAAACTAAGATGTTGGCCATGATTGCCGAAATGGGTTTCATCGAAGGCAGCAACGCACCGGATGAAAACGAGTGGTACGCATGGGCATTAGCTAAGTCAATATTGCAGGTTTTGGAAATGCCAATTAGGGCTATCCCAATCAATGGCACGACGATACAACCCATACTTTAATTTTTCATTATTAATTGTACATATATATATGGTGTGGATGACGGAACAGGACTTACATGTCCAAATCAAAAGTGAACGCTTAACGCAAGTCATTGATGAAGATACAACAATACTCGACGATGCCGAAGCCTCAGCCATCGCAGTAGTAACAGATGCCTTGCATAGCCAGTACGACACGGACGCCATATTTGCCACCACAGGCGATGAGCGCCCAGCGCAAGTTCTCAGATGGGTACGCAATATTATGCTGTATGATATATCAGGTCGCCTCCCTGAAAAAATGGTGAGTGAACGCGTCATTAAAAATTATGATGATACGATTGCCGTGCTGACTGATATTGAAGACGGGAAAAAGTCCACTTCATTGCCACGCCAAGAGGTCACGGATACTGAGGGAGTAACAAGCCAACGGACTAAATTCAGATGGGGCAGCAATACACCGCGTACACATGATTATTGATGTTTTAAACAAATTGTATTTTAAATTTAAACGCCGTTTAACTGCGTTTAATACTGTTTTGAATGATTTGTTGTATCAATTTACGTTTTAATATTTAAAACGCCTTAAAACGCCAATTTTTGAGAAACGCCAAAAACGACCTTGAAAATCAGGTTTTTACACTTTTTGGATTTTTGCAACTTGTTTCGATTTCAAATATTCCGTTAAACGCTGTTTAACTGTGTTTAACGCTCAAATGTCAATCAAAACGCCTATTTATATACCCTGTTTTTAAATCCCCTCAAAACGCCAATTTTTAATTTAAAATAAAATGTTGATTTTACAATGCTTTCAGGTATAAGACGATATTTCACCTCCATACTGACATCTGCAACGCTTGCTTTGACTTCGCCAAGTGAATCAGCATTTGCAAGCTCTATCGCAAAAGATAAGTCACGTCCGTTTTATAGTCGCTTGAATCGGCGAACGCGTTACCGGCCTAAACTCAGAATGGACGGTTGGAACATGGCCGTTCAGCAAGCCGAGAACGTTGAGCAACCTCTACGCGACAACTTGTATGATTTGTACAATCAAGCAATGAACGATGAAATACTTTTGTCTGAAATCAGAAAGGCTCACATTATGATACAACGCGCTCCCTTCGTCATTGAGCGCCGTGGTAAGGCATCGGATGAGCTGACCGAAAAGTTGAGCAAGCCTTGGTTTCGTCAAGTGCTAAAGCATTGGTTGGATACAGAGTTTTGGGGTCATAGCCTCGTTGAGTTTTCGCCCATCATGAAAGATGGTGAGTTCACCAAAGTAGATTTGATACCACGCGAACACGTCCGGCCTGAAACATCAGAGGTCGTGCTTGACACCGCTGACCAATCAGGCATAGCCATTGAGAAATTAACAACAGAATACAAAATCAAATTGATAGCCATCGGAGAGCCGAATGATTTAGGCTTGCTCAAAGTTTTGAGCAAAGCGGTTATCATGAAAAACTATTCTGAAAGTGACTGGTCACGTTATAATGAAAAGTTTGGGATGCCTATTACAGTCGTCAAGACTTCAACACGTGATGAGGCAGAATTAAACGAGCTTCAAGAAATGGCTGCCAACATTGCCTCAGATGGTTATGGTATTTTTGATGAGTTGGACAATATTGAATTGATAGAGCGCCAAGGCACGCAATCATATAAAACGTATCAAGATTTTATCAGCAACAAAGAGAATCAAATCATGAAGCTCGTGAACGGTCAAACGGGAACGAGCGACGAAAAGAGTTTTGTGGGAGCTGCTCAGGTGCATGAGAGGGTTTTGAATGATTACACCTTTGCCCGGCTCGAAAACTGTCAGGACTTTATCAATTTTACGCTTTTCCCATTTCTTGCTGAAAACGGCTATGACATCAAACCAAAATGGGATAAATTCAAATTCACAGAGTTGATAAAAACTACCTCAGCTGACCAACAAAAACCCAAAGGCAATGAGCCACCACCTGAGCCAACGCAACCAACCCCCAATAATGGGGGTAATGAAAAAAAAAAGCCTAACCCCCCCGCCCCCCAAGGGGGGAGATTGAGCCTACATGATTTTTATCATGACGGGTGCTGTGACGCCGGGCATTTAGGCCATCCCCCCATCGGGGGGACTGAGGGGGGCGGTGAGCTTGCCTTTGATTTTGAAAAGATTTTTAAAAAAGTCATCAATAATATTTTTAAAAAGAAACTTAATAAAGGCGACATAGACGCAGCGACTTGGAAAGCCAATGCCGAACGGTTGACAAAAGGGATTGATAAAGCCTTTGGTACGGAGTACAAAGACGATACTGAAAAAGACTTGCACAACCAACTAAAAACCAATGCTGCTGTTTTTGCAGCTTTTAAAAACCATGCTCAGAATGCTGAGTTGGTGGACGCCTTGACAGATGGCGACGGCAATATGAGAACTTTCGCCGAGTTCAAAAAAGAAGCGATGGTGATACTCAACCAGTATAATGTGAACTGGTTGAAAGCTGAGTTTCAAACCGCCGTTGCTTCAGCTCAGATGGCCGTGCAATGGCAGGACTTCCAACGCACAAAAGATGACTTCCCATACTTGCGCTATGTGACGGTAGGCGATGACCGCGTAAGGAAATCACACCAAAAACTGGACGGTGTGACATTACCTATTGACGATCCATTTTGGACGGAGTTTTTCCCGCCCCTCAGTTGGAATTGCCGTTGCGATGTGCAACAGGTGGGCGCCAACTCAAAGCAGGTTGAGGCCAAAGCCTTACCGGA